CAGCGTTTACTTTACCAACACCACTTATGTAAATGTTATGGTGTTCAACACCTATTGCTTCTTCTTTTAGTGCTATAATAATTGCTGGTTTATGCATACTTTCTCTTTCTAAAATATCTTCGCCATAGTGTTGAGCGTGTCATTGAAACAACTGTAAATATTAATGCGATATAAAAGTTTTCAAATATTGTTGGGTGTAAGTCAAACAAAGGAAATACTGTCAACTGTATTACTATGGATAAGAAGAAACCACTTCCTACATCTATCACACTTTCAACGAAATCTCTACTAATTTTGACTTTTAGGGGAAAAAACAATCTCATAGCCGCGGCTACAGACGGTTGTGGTGCTCGTCTAGTACGATAGTACCCCTTAGATTTCGACATTTTTACTCGTAACTTCATTTCTCAATCTTTGTTGTTGTCGTCTAATTGTTTCTTTAATTAATTTTGCTTGTGCCTTTTTACCTCTATCTAGTTTCAGTTTACTTACTAAGTCTGTAAAAATATATCCATTCATGTGTTCATTTTCATGTTGAAATATTCTTGCTGACATACCATGTAAATATTCGTCAACTGTTTCACCAGTCTCATCAGTATATTGTATGTTTACCCATTTAGGTCTTTTGATAGATAGAAATAAAAAAGGAAAAGATAAACAACCTTCTTTCATAAGTATTGTTTCTTCACTTAAATCTTTTACGATTGGATTAAAACAGTTTCTTACTTTACCATCTTCTATCTGTGGGTGTCCGCCCATAACAAACATACGAAATGGTAAACCTACTTGATTTGCTGATAAACCTATGCCGCCATATTTAGTCATACTATCATACATCTTTTTAGATAATTCTTTTCTATCTTCTATTTTAAATTCTTTCAACATATCATCTGTGAAAGGTGCAATCTTCATTAATAGTCTAGGATCAGTAGGTGGTATTAGAGGATAAGTTGTTGGGTCTTTCTTCTTTAAATGTTCGTGTAAGTCTTTTACAGTTGTTTCTTTTAAAAGACCTTTGTCTTTTTCTATAATAGGTGTCTTACCACTACTAATATTTTCATAGTGTTTTGCTGCTTCTTCTATTTTTGCTGGGGTTAGTTTCTCTGCCATTATTCTGCCATCCTTGTAAAGTTTTTATATTTCTCAAACTTCATTACTCTTGGGAACTTATCTATAAGAGTATCGCCTTTATGAGATATAACAAATACATTTTCTTTTTCCATAGTGGTATGTAGTATTCTCATAAACTCGTCTGTGCCTGAGCTGTCTAGTGAACTATCAAATATTTCATCTAGTATTAATAGATTTGTATTTGTACTATTTTTAAGTTTAGCAATTTCTCGCCATGTGAATAGTATTGCTAAGTCTATTCTTAATTTTTCACCTTCACTAAAAGAGTGATAATTAAATTCATCTCTATGTCTAGATTTTATTGTCTCGTTAAATTCTTCATCTAGACTAAAATTAACAAAGAAATCCATATCTGCTAGATTCTTATTAATTAATTGATTCATTATTGGTAGATACTGTTTAATAATTTTAGTTTTGATACCTGTATCTTGCATAAGGTGTCTAGCAGTATCTATGTAAATCTTTTCATCTTTTTGAGATAATTTATCTTTTCCTAATTCAGTTAGTCTTTCTTGTAATTGATTCAATTCACCTGTTTGTTCAGCCGAAGATACTTTCTCGTCTCGTAGTTCTTCTATTTCTTCAGCTAATTTGATTCTTTGTTTATTAATTTCTTCAATAGATGTCTCGTAGCGATTTATCAACAATTCTTTTTCTCTAATTGTTATCATAGTTTTATTGATCGTATCTAGTCTCATTTCAGTAGTTTTGATTTCTTTGTCTATCTGCTCTAATGCTGAATTTAATTCAGATACTTTGTCTTTTTTCTTATCAATCATTGTAGATTTAAATACTTCATCAATTGCTTGTTGACAGGTAGGACAATCATTGTGTGATTGAAAGAAACTTAAATCTTTCTTATGCTTATTACAAGTGTTTTCTAACTTTGCTTCCATGTTATGAAGTTTTTTATGTTTACCATTTATCTTTGATTGATCTATTACTTGTTTTTGTAATTCAGCAATATCTGTTTTAACTTTCTTTATATCTAGAGAATAGTTTGATATATCAGTTATACTTTTATCCAATTCTGCTCTTTTTGATTCTACCAATTCTTGACTACGATTATCAATATCATCAATGTATTTTTTCTTATCATCAATTTTATTGTCAACCAACTGATAGTTAAAATCTGTTTGTTTAATTAATTCATCTTGACTTTTTTGTTTTTCTCTAAACATGATATTCATTTTAGAAAAGATTTCGATATCTAATATTTCTTCTACAACTTGGCGTCTATGTCTTGCTCTTAATTGCATAAATGGTACAAACGAAGCATTACCTAAGATAACAACCTGTGTAAATGATCTAAAGTTTAGTTTGAGTATTTGTTGTTCTAGATGTTTTTGATAATCTCTTTGAGCTGCGTCTTGATTTAACATATCACCATCGCACCATATCTCAAATATATTGGGTTTGATACCTCTTATAATCTTATAATCTTTTTGACCTACTTTAAATTCTACTTCAACAATACATTCTTTTTCATTGATAGAATTAATTAACTGATCTTTCTTTATATTTCTAAATGCTCTTTGAAACAAACCAAAACATAAAGCGTCTAACATAGTAGATTTACCAGCACCATTTTCGCCTACAACTAATGTAGCATTTGACTTGTCTAAATCTACTTCTATAAATTGTTGACCTGTGCTTAAAAAGTTTTTGTATTTTACTTTTTTAAATATTATCATCTTTTACATCACTATCTTGTGCTTCAATAAACATTTCTTTAATCATTATTTTTAGTTTATCTTTATCTAAATCAACTGGCAATTGATCTACATAACTATTAACTAGCGTAATTGTATCTTCAGATCCTTCTACCACATCATCACTTACATTGGTATGATTAAGGTCAGAATAATCTTCTAGTATTTTTAATTCGTGTACACTTATTTTATTGTATAGTCTATCAAGTAATCTATCAAACATTTGATTATCTTTTTTATTAACAACAACTAACTTAATAAATTTTTGATTGTATTCTGTAATATCAAACTTATCATAATTGGTTTCAGTATCATCATAGGTTAGTTTTTTAAATATAGTATGTGGATTTTTAATAAACTCTATTTCTCTAGTTTCAGTATCAAATATATGAAACCCCTTTTCGTTATTGTAATCAGACCAAGTCATTTCATATTGACTGCCTAGATACAATACTTGACCATCACCATTTTTATGATGAAAATGTCCACTATAAGTTTTTTCAAATCTTGATACAATAGACTTATCGTAACCGTGTGTCTGTACCATGTGATCCATCATTCTAAATCCATTTAAATCAAAATGACCCATACAGATTTCAGCATTTGCTTTGTTTAACATTTCTAAACATTGTGCTTCGTTTTCTGGATTGATCCAAGGCATCATTAAAATATTTAAACCATCAAACTCTACAACTTTAGGCTCTTCGTAAATAAATGGTTCGTTTACACCATCAGGCGCTGTACATAACTCTTGAACAGCGTTTACTTTATTCGTATTACGATAATAGATATCATGATTACCTATGAGTATGTGAGTATCAATTTTTTCTTGCCATAATCTTTGCATAAATCTATGTCTAAAGTTATGTGCTATTCTATAATTAATATATTTTCTTCTATCAACAATATCACCTAAATGAATAAGTGTTTTTATATTGTGTTCTTTTAGATAAGGAAAGAATATATCATCATAAAACTTATAAAAGTATTCATCAAATATACTACTATCGTTACGAGCCCCAAAGTGGGTATCGTTTAATAATGCTATTTTCATATTATTTTTTAGTCGGTTCTTCTTCTTTTAAATTTCTCTGTAAAAAGTCTAATAATTGACTTTGATATTGTGTATCATCTCCTTGTAATTGATCCATCATATTTTCAACACCTGTATTCGCAATCAGTTTAGATTTAATTTGTATTTGTTTTTTTTCTTTCTGTATTCTTCTTATAAATGCGTAATAGATTATCTGTGTAAAATATGCAAATGGATTATTACTTTTATCTGGATTAAAGTTATCCATATATTGTAAACAATTCTCAATACCATCACTAATCATATCATCTCTAAAAGTGTAATTGATAAAGTTTGGTCGATAAGATAAGTGATTAGCAATCTTTAGAAAACACTCACCAATGTAATTAGTAACATCTGGTTTATTTCTATTTTTTTCTTTTGCCTTTTCGCACTTTTCTCGATACTCTATCATCGCTTCAAGAAACTTTTTATTATCTACATAATGAGGTTTTTCTTTTGCTTTTGTTTTTTTCATGAACTTATTATACTACATTTTGTGCTTAAATGCAAGCCTTTCAACTACTTTTTTTGGTGTGCTTGACATCTCTAGGAAAATGTGTATAATCGACTATGTAGTCGCCTGAGGATAGAGCTATAGCTAATGTAAAGTAACTTTAGTTTCTTCATAATATTCACCTTCATCATCTTCTTGCTCTTTAACTCTTTTATCTAATTCTTCAGCAATTTCCATTATCTTATTAATCTCATGTTCTGAATAGGTAGTTTTAATTTTAGTAGTTTGCAATTTTCTTAATATAACTTCATAATAATTTGCTAGTTCTTTTGCAGCTCTTGATATAACTACAATCTTATCTTTTGGAATAACATATAGTTTATCTTCACTAAATGGTACCCATGGTGATAAAGTAGAATCATCTTTAACTCCGAACTCTGTAACTCTAGGTACTGTAACTAATCGTAAAGGGTTTTGTATTCTTAAAAAATCTTTGTCTAATGTAATGCTACCAACAATTGTACTGCCATCAGTTAGTTTAACTATTCGATAGTCTGTTACATCATTTGGTGCTTTCTCTTGTAATTTATCCATACTAATATTTATCTATTCTTTTAAGTCGATATTATGAATTTCATAATCAAACTCTTCCTCTGTATAGATGTTTATCCTTTCTTGAAAATGTTTTAATGTAAAGTTTTCTTTTGACTTATAAGTTAAGTCGTCTGCGATATCATACAAAGTAGCATTAACCTTATTGTCGCCCAATCTTAAACCACGACCTATACTTTGTAAATTTCTTATTCTACTCTTTGATGGACTTGCAAAAATAATATTATGTAAGTTTCTAATATTAACACCAGTACTAAATGTGCCATAACTTGCAACAATAACAGCATTCTTTTCTTTTTCTACTATACCTCTTATTGCTTCTCTTTCGTCTGCTTCTACACCACCAAAAATATAAAAAACTTTTTGTTCATCAGCAGCTTTATCTTTTATTATTTCATATAAATTTTTACCATGTTTTTCTACTAACTGAAATAAAACTAAAGTATTGCCTTTTAATTTAAGTGCTAGATTACGAATAAAATTTTGTCTTGATTTACTACTTACTAGATAATCTATTTCATCTTGATACTTACCACTTGTAACCATTTTACTATTTTCTACTGTGTGTTTTAATATTAAACATCTAACAGTAAGATTCGATAATTGATTTTTATCCATAAGTTTTCTTGTAGATGTAACTTTGTTAACAGCACCAAACAATCCTTCTAATACTAGTTTATGTGTCTGAGCGCCATCTAACGTACCTGTAAGACCAATACGATATTTACAATCTTCAAGTTTTGTCATAATCTCTGTGAGTGATTTAGATTTAAATAAGTGTGCTTCATCACCAAAAACACAACCAAATTGTTCAAAATATGTTTTTGGTAATTTATATAAACTCTGCCATGTTGATATGAGAACTTTCTTATCTGTTTGATTTGAATATCCACTATACAATCTATGACAATTTTTCTTTACATTCCAACCATATGATTGAAAGTCAGAATACATTTGCTCAACTAATGAAGTTGTAGGTACAATCAATAATATTCGATTGTTAGTCTCATCCTTGATTAGATGTGAATAGTATCGTATTAATGAGTATATGATAAATGACTTACCTGACGCTGTAGGACTAAGTAGGAGTGCTCTATTGTGCTTTAAACTATGATATATGGCGTCTATCTGATAATCTCTGGCTTCAAACTTTTGACCTAGACTATTCGAAAATTTTGCGACAACATCCTTATCTACCTTATTATCTATCTCAACATCTTTACCACAAACAATATGATATTGTCTTTCTTCAGCGAATGCTTTGATGTAAGGAAATAATCCAAAGTATATCTCTTTGGTCTTTTGTGAAAATAATCTTATCTTACCATCCCACATACGATTACGAAATGCAGGCATGAACTTATAACCAGGTACATAGAATGTAAAGAACTCTGATATTTCTCGTTGAATGTTTGGATCACAATCAACAGTTATATAGACTTCGTTTTTCTTTTCAACTATTAGAGTATCCATGTCATTATGCTATATCGAACACCACTAGTTACTTTTTCTACTTCATGAGGAAACATAAAGTTTGACGGAAAGACAACAGCAGAACCTTTATCTTTATCTAAAGATTCGCCACACAATGTAAACTCGCCACCACCATAGTCATCATTTAAAAATATTAAAGATGTTAGATGTGGGTAACCTTGTTTCTGTCCATGACTATGATGAATATTATCTATGTGTTCTTTCATAAAACCACCAGTTTCATAACAGTTAATTCTAAACCAAGTATATTCTTGAACTTTTATTTTATCATTAACACTAACATAATCATTAACAGCCTTTTCAAAACCTTTTTGTATATTTTTATAAAACATATCTTTAGGTCCTATCCAATATTCTTTCATATCAACTTTAGATGTTCCTGTATTTGAACTTGTTGTTGCAAATGTGGATGTTTTCCACCCACTAAATGTATCTGTATTATAATGATTGATAATATTATCACAAGCTGTTTTATCTAGTACTTGTGGATAATAGTATATGTAATCAGAAACTTGCTGATTGGAATTCATGATGTTCTCCTACTTGTCCTTTCACTTGCATATTCCATGCTATACTTATGCGTTTATTATTAGACTTATTTTGTTGAACCCAATGTGGCAACCATGAAGGAAAAAATATTGCTCTATTTGTTTTTGACGCATAACTTAATAAACTAGCATTTAAAGTATTTGTTTCTTTTTTTCTTGGCACAATTACATCAGCTGCAGGTCGTGGATCATGAAAGACTATACTTGCACCTTGATCTGATTGTAAATAATAAGTACCACTTAAAAAATTATTAGAGTGTGTGTGCATTGGGTGATGTTCAGTATTTTTTAAAACATTTGCCCACATATCAGTAATAATTAAATCTTCTACATCATAACCTAATGTATCACATATTTTTTTGCCTGTGTTTATGACTAAATCTGAAAAAACTTTGAACTCTTTTTTAGTATGTAAATCTGCTGACTTTGTTTGCCAGTTATTATCATAGTCTCTTTCATTCCATAAATCACCAATATACTTTTTCATACCAAGATTTATAGAATGAAATTCAGATATAAAATCATCTAATAAAAATATATTAGTTGCGAATATTTGTTGATGTTCCATAAAAAATATAACTCCCGTTTCTGTCCCATTTAATAAACTTCATAGGTAATAATCTCATATACCATGGTGTAGGACAACTTGTCATGTTGTTCCACAACTCATAAACTCTTCCGTACCTGCCTATCTTTGATAGACCTACACAAGCAGGATAACTAGATTGCTCCACTTGTAAACTTCTTCCACTCTATTGCATTTTTAATTAAGAATGTTCTATTGTTTATACTTCTTAAAACTTGTTCAAGATATGAAACTACTTGTTTTAAGTATGCAGCTTTTTGATCTGCTTTTTGTAATTCATCATCTGAATCCATATAGATATGTACATCTGCTTTTAATATTTTTAAATCAAAAGGTTTTTCTTTGTACACACTAGGGTCAGACTTACCTGTATAATATTCCCACTTTTGTCTTATCATTACCTTGTGATCGTATTCTGCCTTCTTTAATAATAAAGAAAACTTATTATAGTGTTGTAAATATTTGTTATGTAATAAAGGTATTTTAATTGATTCACTATCTAATTCTGTGTCATCAAGTTTAAAATCTTTATCTACCTGTTGTTGTAATTCCTCTAATGTCATACGGATATTATATCACCTTTTGGTTGTTTTGTCAAGGTCTTTGACCAGTTTTTTTGATATTATGAAGTGGATATTTGTACTATATCATAGTTCATATATTGAAAACTTACAGAAGCTTGTATGTAATCAACATCGGTTTGTCTTACATCATAACTTAGACTAGTTAAAGATGTCGGATAAACATTTTGAAATCTTATCTCTGTTTTTGCTATATTCTTACTATTTAAAACTGTCAATGTAGCGTCTGAATATGTGCCGCCTTCAGCAAGAGGTGCTGGTGCTGTTATACCAGGCACAACTGAACCTGCAGTTGATCCTGGAAATCTATCTGATCCCTCAGATTGTAAATTTGTAAATTGTGTATGATTACTAGGAAAACCTAATCCTAATAACCAATCATGAATTTCTTTGTAGTTATTTAAATTCTCATCAACAATAAAAGATAAGTCTAAAGCAGAATATGTAATTTTATCACCAGGTATTGGTATATCGTATAAAGGTGTAGTTTGTGTTGCATTACCTAAAGATATGCCTGGTAGATTTGCACTCTGTACAAAAAATTCTACTAGTGGTAGTTTAGACATTTTAAATCTAAACTGTACAGGACTCGCATAATCTCTCTTTGAGGGTTCTCTATTGATTACATTTGTTGTTGTCATACTACTATTTATAAGAGAAAAAAGAGGCTAAAAAAAAGGGGCCGAAGCCCCTTTTTCTATTTTCGAGAGGAATCGAAATTACATAATGTTTGTAACTTTAACTCGTCTGTAATAAATGTTTTGGTCATTAGCTGCTACTGCACCAGAGTTATCTAGAGCACCAGCACCGTTAGTTGTTGCGAAAGGATTTTGAACCATTCCGTATCTAGTTTTGAATCCAATTTTTGGTTGGAAACTATCTTGACCAACTGCTCTCACCATTTGTAGTGGAACATATGGGCAATAGAATAAACCAGAATCGTAAGGTGATGATCCTTTGTAACCAATAACGTAGTATTGACTTGCTGATACATTCGCTGCATATGGATCTACATATACTCTGAATTTACCATTAAGAACACCAGCAAAAGTATTACCTGTGTCATCTACATTTAAGTTATTGTTCAACGCAGGAGCGTAATCTAAAACACCAGCCATTTGTAAAGCAGAAGCAACATCAGCAGAACATATGATGATATTACCTTTTCCTCTACGAGTTTGTTGACCGATAGCGTTAGCGTCTCTCTCTAGTTGATATAACAACCCTTTGAACTTCTCAACTGACCAACGACCATTTGAGTCGGTGTCAAGATCAAAGATACCTGCAGTTGTTGTATTTACTTGAGCACCCGCTTTTGCGTGACCGTAAATAGTTCTAACTACTTCTCTGTTAATCTCAGCAAGAATTTCACTTGAAAGGATGTTTGCAAGTTCTGTTTCTGCGTCTAGACCGTGGATTGCTTTTAAGTCTTGAGCAAGTTCCATAGTGTACTCTGCTTTTAGAGCTCTAGATTTTGCAGTAACAGTTACTTTGTCGATTGAGAAAGCCATTTCAGCAAACTCATCAGATCCGTCACCAAGTGTTTCTGCTTGTGCAGTTGACATTCCAGAACCAGTAGTATAAGCACCAGCAGATGGACTATCATTTAATGTTGCAGGGTTAGTTCCCGCTTGAGCGTCAGGTGAACCTGTGTCGCCAGCAGCATCTCTAGCAGAAAAGTCTGTGTCTGCTTCGTTGAATAATGCTTCTGTTCCTGATTGAGTACTAAATCTTGACTTCATAGCGAAGATAAGACCTGTTGGACCACTCATTGGTTGTACACCACAAATATCGTATGCGATAAGATTTGGCATAGCTCTTCTAACTAGTGATATTAATACTGGATCAAAAGTATCAATTGAACCATCAGACGCTGTTGAGCTTGAAGCGCCCATAGCGTTTGCAGGTGCAGCCTCAGCCATAAAGCTTCGGTCTTCCCTAACTGATTTTTCTTGATTCTCTAGGATCACAGTAGTTACAGCTCTTTTATAAGCATCTTCGATTTTTGGCAAATCTGGATGTTCTAGGACTGGCTGCCACTTTTCCTGTAAGTTTTCAGTAAGATACATTTTTATCTCTCCTTATTATTATTTACATTTAGTAAAAACATTAAAACTATTTAATAGCCTTAAGATTTTTTGATATTGCGGCTGTATATGCAGCCATAGCATCGGACTTGCCAGCAGTGAAATCAGCTGGTTCGTTTGCCGCCACAGAATCAACAGAATTATCTTCTGCTATTTCTGTTTTAGTTTTAGGGAAGTAAGATTCTTTGATAGTCTCTAACTTTTCTCTAAACTTTTCAGCACTATCGTACTCAACATTCTCAGCCATAGATACAAACTTTTCTTTTTCTGTATCTGCTAAATCAGCAGTTACTTCTAAGATTGCTTGTGTCTTATGAAAACTAGAAACTTCTTTCGTTAGATTTACATTCTTTTCAATCTGTTCGTTAAGTTTAGCTTCTAATTCTTTTCCTTGATTTGTTAAGTCCTCAAGTACATTGTACTTTTCTTCAGGAACATCAATATAATGTTCTTTAAACAAAGATTTAAGTCCAGTAATGAAATCTTCAGCAATCTCGGTACGAATACCTCTTTCTACTGCTAATTCATTTTCTTTCATCCATTCTTCAACAACATAGTTTAGGTATGAATCGACTTTTTCGACCATAGCTTCTTTTACTGTTTCTTTTTCAGCTGAAAGTTTTTCTTCATACTGTGCTTCAAGGATCTTTGTCTGTTCTTGTATTCTTGTTTTAACAGCAGTTTCAAATATAGTCGCAGCCTTTTCTTTGAATTCCTCAGAAAGGTCAGCGTCAGATGAAACTAATGCTTTAACATCATCAGTTAGGTCAATTTCCATTTCAGTAGATTCAGCAGTTTCAGCAATTTCTTCGCCTTCAACTTCAACTTCTTCTTCTTTCATGCCAGACGGTTTGTTATCTTTCGGTAATGAAACATCCTTAGCGTCTTTATTAACCTGATCCGATACTTTAGATACCTTTTTCGCTGCGTCTGGATTGCTATCAGTAGGTTTAACTACTGGTGCGCCCAAATCTTCAGCGTCATTTTTAAGGTGAGTAGGCTCAGCTGGTTGAGCATCCTTTGTTACTACATTGGGTGCTTCCGCTAATTCTACTTCTTTCTTAATTTCGGTTTCAGACATTCGGTCTCCTTTAAAAATTAATTAATTTTT